TGCGCGATTATTGGATTATTCTTCACGATTGAGGATGCGTGAATAGTGAAATTAAATTTTCGAAATTTTTTGTTACTGGGAGCTGTGAGGAACTTGAGGTAAATGGCTTCTTCTGAAAGTTTAAAGATGCGCGCTGCCCGTCCCAGGGGTGGAGGGATATCGGCTGCGGAGACGATGGTTGATTTGGAGCAGCAGATAGCTTCCCCTGAGTATGATTACGGCACTGTTTGGCAGGATGGTTTGGTTAATTTGCCGTCAAACATTGCTGGATTGTTCAGTGCTCAGCGGCAGCAGGTTTACAGGCCGGAGTCAAAGTCTGTTGTTGAGACGCCTACGGGTGGATTTTTTGAAGTAACGAACCCAGCGGTTTATGGTGAGCCGGAGCGTGGACCGGGGATTGAGTCTCCGGCCATGCGTGGCCTTGGTTATTTGTCCAGGTTGATGGCGGGTGATCCTGCGACCGAGCGGCAGACTTCGCAGGCTGTAGGTAAGGGATTGGCGGCGCTGCCCCAGGGGGTGACGCAGATGGTTCGTGATTTACCGCGCACGGCGGCAGGTATGACGCAGGCTGCGGAGACGGGAGTGCCGACCGTTGTTTATGATTATGATGAACAGGGGCGACCTATAGAGGGTACGGGTGCGCCCCCTGTTTTGGACCCGTTGTTGGTCATGGGTGCTGGTGCGCCCCAGATGATGGCTGCTAAATTGGGTAAGATACCGGAAGGGTCGTTGGGAGTATTTGGCGCGTACCATGGTACCAAAAAGCCGAAACGTTTTCCAAAGTTCAAGTTGAGTCCGGAGACGGCATTTACAGGTGAGGGTGCGCATGCCAAGGGCTATGGTGTATATTTGGCGGGTGCAGAGGGGACTGCGAAAATTTATCAGTCCCCGAGTTCTGTTTTACCCTCACCGGGTGGTAAACAGCGTGGAAATCTTTACAAGGTAGAGGTTGATGCTGATGATCATCAGTTGCTGGATTGGGATAGGCTGATATCTGAGCAAAGTGATCAGGTGCAGGCGGGAATTCAAAAAGCGTTTGAAGACGCGGGTGTTTCTGATTGGCGTTCGATGGCGCGATACGGCCCCCCGAGGGGTCCAGGCTTGCACAGAAAAGACACAACACCAATAGGCGATGAAAGAATTACGGGCCAAGCTGCTTATAAATGGTTGACGCAAGTGATGGCTGATAAGCATAGAAATTTATACAGTAAAAAGGGACGGGAACTTGAGATTGAGCAGCAACAGCCTTTGCATAAAAATGTCGCACAACAACATGCCTCTGAGGCTCTGTTTGCAGCGGGTGTTCCGGGTCTTAAGTTTTTGGATCAGCTCAGTCGGGGTAAAAGTTTGAAAGAACTGAAGGAGCAACGAGTAGCTAGGGTAAATGCCCTTGATGAGCTTCGCGAGAATCCTCCAAAATTGACGAAAAAAATTCCTGATGATAAGATCACCATAGAGAATTTTTATAAGCAAGAAGAATGGGCGCATGCGAATCGTATTGCTACCAAAGAGCGCCAGATCGCTAGTTTAGACAAGATGATTGCTGCGGATAAACCCCAGACATTTAATTACGTTATATTTGATGACAGCTTGTTGGAGATTGTGGACGAGTTTTCCCCTGAAGCTTTTTCTAAAACACCCAAGGGCAAGAACAAGGGCGGCTATGTTATGACGGGCGCTGAGACCATGATGGGATTAGACTGATGCAGAGACAATTAACGAGGCGTATTGGTGAGTTGTTGATGGATATGGATGGTGCGCCACAGGCTGCGTCTTCTGTTGCTGTTAACGGGCGGAATGTCCCTATGTCTTATGGCCAAGGGGACCATCATGTTGAACTGGCTTATGTAACCCCTGCTGAGCAAATGCTGCTTGGGCAGGTAGATATGTATGACAGTAATCCACCGCATCGTGGCCCTGCTGGTATTCCCAATTTTAATGGTAACGGTAATGGTAACGGTAATGGTAACGGTAATGGAAACGGCGGTAATGGTGACGGTGGTAATGGCGGTAACGGCGGTAATGGCGGTAATGGAAACGGTAACGGTGATGGTGATGGAAACGGTGATGGTGATGGAAACGGTGATGGTGATGGAAACGGCGATGGTGATGCTGATGGTGCCTTTGGAGGTGTGGGCGGTGAGTTTGGTGGTTTAGGAGGCGAGGCCGGTGTGGGCACGGGTGATGTAGGTGGCGGTGGCGGCGGTTCGCCTGTTGGTGGGATAGGTGAAGATACTTCTCTTGGTCAGGTTTCAATAGACCCGGGATTTGGTTCATTAGGGGTAGACCCTGGAGCTCTTGGTGGTACTGGTCAAGGCGACGACACGGGCATAGGGCCAGATACCGGTCCATCCGTTGGTACAGGCGAAGCTGATCTTGGTGGTGATGTAGATGCTGACATTACGGATCCTTCAGAAGATGTTGATCCTACTGCTCATATTTCTTTAGGAGTTCCAGGTTTATCAATATCCGAAGCTGATCTTGCTGGTCTTATTGGTCAAGATAAGGGAGGGGCACTATCTGCTCACTTCTCCGCAGCCAAGGAGGGTAAAAAGAGCGGAGTGCCTTTAGGTCCAATCGGACAGAAGAATGCTCAGTCTCTTGTGAATATGGAGAATATTGGCCTTATAACAAATCAAGAGGCGGTGGATATAGCCGGAAGGAGTATTTCTGATGGCGGCTTAGGACCTCAGTCTCCTGGGGGCTTTGCCGCAAATAATTCCACAACTGAGGGATTAACCATAGGTCAAATTGCCGCTATAAATGCAATAGACCCAGCAACCGGACAATATGCCGGTAATTTACCAGCGCCAGCGATAGGAACACCCGCTTTTGATCTTGCTATTAATGCAAGTACCGCCAATGCAGCAGCATTTCCAGGCGTTGCGAGTGTTATTGGGGGTTTAGCAAGTCTTGTTCCTGGGGGATCATTAATGACAGCAGCTAGTTTGTTGAGTGGCCAAAATACTGGAATAACTGGGTTATTTCCTGGATTATCCCAGATAGGTGCTACTGTTGGCCAGACTATTAGCGATGCTTTGGGGGGTGTTAGCAATGCCCTTGATACAGGGTTTGGCGCTATACCTGGATTTGGTCCCGATGGAACAAGTCCCGATGGTGGTGGGTTTGGTCCTGATGGTGGTGGCGGTGTTGATGGTGGTGGACCACCGCCGCCGCCCACGCCTACGGTTCCGGAAACGCCTACGGTTCCAGAAACTTTGGATGAGGTAGACTTAACGCTGCTGCCTGCTGTGGCACAAAACTTACCGCCAGCAAGAAGAACTACTACTCCGTTTAGTCCGTTTCCTCAACCTACGCTACCACCCGTGTTCACAGAACAGGATGCGCGGCTCCTGTTACAGCAAACAGGACAATTGCCGTTGGCTGGAATCACATAAATGGACCTAAACGTTGAGCAACTGCCAAAGGAGGTATTAAATGAGTACTTCCTGCTTGCTGACCGTTTAGAATCATTAAAAGACCAGGACGAATGCCAAGAGAAGTTCCTTGAATTTGTGCGCTTGGTGTGGCCAACCTTCATTGAGGGCGAGCACCACCGCATAATTGCTGAAAAATTCCAGGCTGTAGCTGAGGGCAAGCTGAAACGGCTTATTGTCAACATGCCGCCGCGACATACCAAGTCAGAGTTTGCCAGCTATTTGTTTCCAGCATGGCTTATTGGCCGTAAACCAGACTTGAAAATCATTCAAACCACGCATACGGGCGAGTTGGCTGTGCGGTTTGGTCGTAAAATGCGTAACCTTATGGATAGTACAGACTATAGCCGTGTGTTCCCGCAAACAAAACTGCGCCCAGATACCAAAGCAGCCGGACGTTGGGAAACAAACAAGGGTGGTGAGTACTATGCATCGGGTGTTGGGGGTGCAATTACAGGCCGTGGCGCTGATTTGTTGATTATTGATGACCCCCACAGTGAACAAGATGCCCTTAGCCCCAATGCTATGGACAATGCTTACGAGTGGTATACGTCTGGACCACGGCAACGGCTACAACCAGGAGGGGCTATTATCCTGGTGATGACACGTTGGTCGGTGAAAGACCTAACGGGACAACTTATCAAGGCCCAGGCGTCTGATGATCTGGCAGATAGGTGGGAAATTGTGGAATTTCCTGCCATATTGCCGAATGAAAAGTCCGCTTGGCCGGAATATTGGAAAGTTGATGAATTATTAGGGGTAAAAGCCAGTTTGAGCGTGAGTAAATGGAACGCTCAATGGATGCAAAACCCAACTGCCGAAGAAGGCAGCTTAATTAAGCGTGAATGGTGGAAACGTTGGGAGCATGAAAACGTTCCTGGACTAGAGTACATCATCCAAAGCTATGATACGGCATTTAGTGCCAAGGAAACAGCCGACTATAGCGCAATCACCACTTGGGGTGTGTTTAAACCGAATGAAGACGGGTCTTTTCATATCATTTTACTTGATAGTATAAAGGGTCGTTGGGAATTTCCAGAATTAAAGCGTGTTGCACATGAGCAATACAAGGAATGGGATCCAGATAACGTGGTAATTGAGGCAAAAGCCAGTGGTTTGCCCCTAACTTATGAATTACGCCAGACGGGTATTCCAGTAACCACATATACACCCACCCGTGGCAATGATAAGGTGACCCGCGTAAATGCTGTTGCGCCGTTAGTAGAATCGGGTATGGTGTGGGTACCTGAAAAAAGTTTTGCTGACGAATTAATTGAAGAATGCGCGGCATTTCCTTTAGGTGAACACGATGATTTGGTGGATAGTACCGTTCAGGCATTGTTACGTTTTCGTCAGGGAGGATTTGTGAGTCATCCTGACGATTATGATGATAGAACCCCTCGTAGCTACATGCGTCCAAGGGAATATTACTGATGGTTGTAGATAAACGTCTTACAGGTGACCCTGCTGCTATTGAAGAAGAATTTACTTTGGACACGGGCGAGAACATTATTGATGTTCCTTCAGATGAAGAAGTTCTGCCGGAAGATATTTCTATTGTTGAAGATGATGAAGGCGGCGTGGTTGTTGATTTTAACCCGTCGCAAATGCAGGGTGATGATTCCGGTGACTTTTTTGCCAATCTTGCGGAAACGGTAGACTCAGGTGAACTAACCAAACTTGGTAACGATCTAATTGGATTTTATAGGGAAGATAAGCAAAGCCGTAAAGATTGGGAAATGGCCTATGTAGAAGGGTTAGATCTTTTAGGCTTTAAATACGAAGAACGCGAGCAGCCTTTTAGAGGAGCCAGTGGTATTTCGCACCCGTTATTGGCTGAAAGTGTGGTGCAGTTCCAGGCACAGGCATATAAGGAACTTTTGCCGCCGGATGGTCCGGTACGCACCCAAATTGTTGGGGTGATATCACCTGAAACTGAAAAACAGGCCCAGCGCGTTAAAGAATATATGAATTATCAGATTACTGATGTAATGGAAGAATATGATCCTGATATGGTCAATGAAACGTGCGGTCAGCAAGTTTGTTGCCTGTGAAGATCTAGTAGTTCCTTATATCACAACAGATTTACGGAGTGCTGAACGCATTACGAATGTTGTGCATATGCAAACGAATGACTTGCGTAAGATGCAGGTAGACGGTTTCTACAGAGATATCCCCGTGTATCCTGAAACCATGAGTCCTTCAGATGCACAGTCCAAGATTAATGAATTACAGGGCGAGCGCCCTGGAGGACACGACGAAGAATATGTTTTATTAGAATGCCATGTTGATTTAGACCTTTTAGGCTATGAAGATACTGATGAAGCAGGTGAACCCACAGGGGTACGTCTACCTTATATTGTAACGGTAGATGAAAGTTCAAGTGAAGTTTTGGCCATACGTCGAAACTGGACGCCTGACGATCAAGTAATAAAGAAGAAACAGTATTTTGTTCATTTCAAGTTCCTTCCTGGATTAGGGTTTTACGGTTTTGGTTTAATTCACATGATTGGTGGATTAAGCCGTTCAGCAACTTCAGTTTTACGGCAGTTGATCGATGCAGGCACACTGGCTAATCTACCCGCTGGTTTTAAGGCTCGCGGTATTCGTATACGTGATGACGATGAGCCTTTATCTCCTGGTGAATTTCGTGATGTGGATAGTCCTGGTGGCAATCTGCGCGATTCTTTGCTGCCTTTACCGTATAAAGAACCAAGTGCAACATTATTTCAGTTGCTTGGTTTAATTATAGAATCGGGCCGTAGATTTAGCGCCATTTCTGAATTACCTATTTCAGAAAATGGCCTAAATCGTGAAATGCCGGTTGGTACTACCATGGCGCTATTGGAGCGCGGTACCAAGGTCATGTCTGGTATCCATAAACGGCTACATCATGCACAGCGATTAGAATTAAAATTATTAGCTGCCGTATTTGCAGATTACCTACCTCCTGAATACCCATACGATACAATCGGAGCTGAAAGAAACATTAAGGCTTCTGACTTTGACAAGCGTATAGATATTATACCTGTTAGTGACCCTAATATTTTCAGCAGTAGTCAACGAGCCATGTTGGCACAGATGCAACTGCAATTAGCGCAGGCTGCGCCTGACATGCACAATATGTATGAAGCGTATCGGCGCATGTATGGTAATTTGCCGATGCAGGCGTTTATGGAGCAAAATCACCAAGCGCATATTGTTGCCCATATGATAATGATGAAAACGCCTGTGGTCATGGCAGCTCCTTTAGTTACAGGGTCATTAATGGGTCATGTGGCACAGCATATTAGTATGCAGGCACGAAAAATGGTAACAGAAGAACTAGGACCACAGATTCAACAAGCGCAGGCGCAAGGTGTTCAATTAGATGAACAGCAGCAGCAACAATTAATGGCAGATGCAGAAAATCGTGTTTCAGAGCTAATTGCACAAATTACAGCTGAAGTTATGGCGGCGACTGGTGAAGATGAAGATCCCTTGGTTGAGCTACGTCGCCAAGAATTGCGTATTAAGGAAGCTGATTTATATCGTAAGGCGCAAGATGACGTTGAGCGGTTAAAATTAGATCGGAAAGAAAATACTGATCGTAATAAGATAGCGCGTGAGAAAATTGATTCTCAGGAAGACATCGCTGAAATGCGGGGTGAGATTGCTGTAGCAAAAATGGATTCCCAGGAAGATGTTGCTGAGATGCGTGGTCGACTTGATGTGGCAAAAATGAAGCAGGATAGAGCAAGAACCAACTAATGCCTTTTCGTTCAGAGAAGCAGAAACGTTATTTAGCGGCTAAGGAGCCGAAAATATTTAAAAAGTGGAAAAATGAACACGGTGGTAAGATTAAACCAAAGAAGAAGTCTAAAAAGAAATAATTATGGATGATTCTTATGTTACTTCTAAAATTATAAGATATATTCGTGAGCGTCTTGACGAACTACAAGAAAGCATGATGGCCGGTAATTTTACAAATTATGAAGATTATCGTTCGGCAGTGGGCGAAGTGCGTGGCTTAACGTTTACTGAACAGTATATAGTAGAACTTAGGAGTAAAACCGGAGACGATGATGAAGACTGAAGGAAATCAAAATTTAGAGTCCCAAGGTAGCTTGGCTTTAGCGTATACAGCAGAAGAGAGCCGTGTGTTGGATCCAGACCTGCTTGATAAAACAGTTATGGAGCGTTTGCCGATTCCCACAGGATACCGTGTTTTGGTTATGCCCTACAAAGGAAAGGCAAAAACAGAGGGTGGTATTATTTTAACGGATGAAACAAGGGACCGAAATGCACTTGCAACGGTTGTCTGTTATGTTTTAAAACTTGGACCTGATTGTTATTCCGATTCAGATAAATATTCCCGGCCCTATTGCAAAGAAAAAGATTGGGTGGTAATTGGTAGATATGCGGGAAGTCGGTTTCGGATTGAGGGGGCAGAGTTAAGGCTTTTAAATGACGATGAAATTTTGGCTACGATTCTTGACCCTGATGACATTGCTCATGTTTAGAAAGTGAGGGAAAATGAGTAGTATCGATACAGACCAAAGCGCCCAGCCACAACTTGATTTACAAGATGATGGAGGGGAAGTAGATGTTGTCCTTGATGATAGTGAGATATCACAGTCTTCGGAGGAATCTTCAAGAAATACTGACGACGATAGAAGTGTGGTTGTGGGTGATGAATCGAAGGACGGTTCAGAACTTGAGGATTATGGCGACAAAGTTCAAAAACGCCTTGATAAACTTACGCATCGGTATCGTGAAGCTGAAAGACGTGAAAATGCGGCATTAGATTATGCGCGTGGGCTTCAGGTAGAGAACAAGGATCTTTCTAGTCGGATAAATAATCTTGACAAAGGTTATCGTAGTGAATTTTCTACACGTATTGATAGCCAACTTACAGAGGCCAAGGCTAGATATAAAGAGGCCTATGATTCAGGAGACGTTGATGCTTTAGTAGAGGCACAAGAAGCCTTATCAACACTCGCTGCTCAAAAAGAAAGAGTTTCCTGGGCTTCTCAGTTGCAAAAAGCGCAACAGGCGCAACAGGCACAAAAAGCACAGACTCAGGGATCTGAAGCCGCACATGCTCAAACAGCAACGCCGCCTGTTGTTGCGCAAACAGATCCACGAGCTAAAGATTGGTTTGATGATAATTCCTGGTTTGGTGAAGATGAAGCAATGACCTACGCTGCTTTAGGATTTCACCGCACTCTAACTGAAAAAGAAGGATACCAAGGAACTGAAGAAGCCTATTACACTGAGGTTGATCGCCGCATGAAGGATGCATTCCCCCATAAGTTTAATGGGGCCGCTCAATCCAGTGAAAACCGCCCCGCTCAGTCGGTTGCTCCTGTTGCAAGGAAGCAAAAATCTGGGCGCTCAACCAGTGTACGTCTTTCTAGCAGTGAACGAGATATTGCTAAACGGCTTGGAATAAGTGAGAAACAGTACGCTGCACAAAAACTTAAACTCGAAGAACAAAGGGTTTAGGAGGTATATCGATGGTTGATAAAACCCCCAGAAGTGAAGAAACTCGTATCAAGAAGGAAAAACCTAAATTCTACAAACCGCCTTCTGCATTGGACGCGCCCCCACCGCCCGAAGGGTTTAGACATCGGTGGATTCGTGCTGAATTTGTGGGTTCTGATGATCGGAAAAATGTTTCTGGTCGACTAAATAATGGTTATGATTTAGTACGAGCAGATGAATATCCGGGTTGGAATACTACCATTATTGAGGAAGGCAAATATGCCGGAGTCATTGGGGTAGGTGGTTTGTTGCTTGCACGGGTTCCAGAAGAACTCGCCATCAGCCGTGAAACTTACTTTGAGGATGAAACTCGAGGTCAAATGGAAGCGGTTGATAATGATCTGATGAGGGAACAACATCCATCGATGCCGATAAGTAAGGAACGGCAATCGAGTATCACTTTTGGTAGTCGTAATAAAGAATAGATTATGGACGCCAAATCTTTCAACCTTCTGATTGAGGAGAATTCCAGCAATGGCAAACGTTGATGGAGCTTTTGGGCTACGGCCCGTTCGTCAGTTGGGAAGTATGCCGTTTAATAACGCAACTAATGAATATAGAATTGCTTCTGGTGCCACGGGACCTATTTTTCAAGGTTCTCTAGTTATTATGGCCACTAGCGGTTCTGTCATCATTGGTACTGCTACTGCTGTTGACACAGTGGGCGTGTTTAACGGTTGTTTCTATACTGATCCAACTACTTCTAAACCTACATGGAGAAACTATTATCCTGGCAGCATTGCTGCTTCGGATGTTGTGGCTTTCATATATGATGATCCAGATATGACTTTTGAAGTTCAGTGTGCTGGTACGCTTGCAATTACGGATATTGGCGGTAATGCTGATACGGCAGGTGTAACCGGCAGCACAATCAATGGTCAATCAACCACTGAGCTTGCAGCCAGTGCTGGATCCGGTGCGGCGCAGATGCGTATTGTGGGCTTGAGTAAAGATCCAGACAATAGCGATGTTGCTTCGGCAAACGCTAATTGGTATGTGTTCTTTAACGAGCATGCCTACAA